CGACGATGTAGACGAAGCCCCCGCCTGCGCCGCCGCCGCCGCCGCCGCCGCCCGCGTTGCCGCCGGCGGCGTTGCCGCCGTTGCCGCCGTTGGAGCCTTTGGCGGAAATGATCCCGGCATTGCTGTTGGTGCCGCGCTGGATGAAGCGGGCGTAAAGGCAGATCGATCCGCCTCCCGGTGCAGCGGCGCCACCGCCGCCGCCGGCATTGGTGCCGTCACCTCCCCCCGCGCCGCCGGCGGACCCGCTGAAGCCGGCGAAAGTTGTGTTGCAGGTGCCGTAGAAGAGGCTGAAGCTGTGCGTGGGCGTTGAGAAGCTCGGCTGGTAGCTCGCCGTCATCGCCAAGGCACCGGCGCTGCCGCCGGACGACGTGCCGGCGCCACCACCGCCGCCGACACCGCCCTGACCGCCGTTGGCTGCGAAATTATAGGCCGAGCTGCTGGTGCCCGCCGCGCCGACGCCGGTGCCGCCGGCCACGCCGTTCAGCGCCGGCGCGGCCAGCGGCACGTCGCGCGCCGGAAACTGACAGCCGTTGCCCGAGCCCGCCGCGGCGCCGACCGCGTTCGACACGACACCTCCGGTGACCAGGATGGCGCCCGCGCCCGCCGCCGAGATATCCAGCGTGCCGGCGACGAAGATACGGTGGCCGTTGGGGTTGATCGCGCCGGTGCCGCTCAGCACCAGGTTGGTGTAGTGCATGTCACGCGAAAGCGTCGTGGTGCCGGAGGTGATCGTGACGCTGCCGTCCGCCCCGGTGCCGAACAGCAGCGAGCCACTGTACGGCGAGAGATAGGAGCTTGAGAGCAACGAACCCAGTGCAACGGTGCCGAGATTGCTGATCAGCGAACCCGTGTTGGCGAGGGTGCCGCTGTTGGTGATAGTTCCGGTGAAGGTGGGGCTGGCGACAGGCGCGCGCGACGTGTCGGTTGGATGGACGTGATCCTGCCGCGCGAACTGCAGGGACGTGCCGGTCGCCGCCGCACCGTTCATGGCTGGCGTGGCCGTGCCGGCCTGGCCGGCGACGAAGGCGGTCGATGCGATCTGAGTGGAGTTCGTGTTGAGCGGCGCCGTGGGAACCACGGGTGTTCCCGAGAGCGTCGGTGAGATCAGCGGGGCGTAGGTGCTGGCGGCAGCGGTTGCGGACAAGGCGCCTGCGATCCGTGAATCGTTGCCTGACTGGCAGACCCAGCGAGCGGAGCCCGATTGGAACTGGAAACTGAGCTCGACATAGGCTGGCAGTGACGTGGGGGCGCCGAGGATGCTCTGGCCGGTGGCAGCGGCGAAGCTGCAGGCGGTGACGGTCGCGGTGGAGCAGATGAAGAGCCACTGGCCATCGACGGCGCTGGCGGGAAACGTGATGGATCCGCTCGCCAGCGTTCCGGCGGGCGTGAGCTGCAGGGTTGTCACGCCGTTCGGCACGGTGATGGCGAAGCCGTTGGCCGGTATCTGCTGGCTGTAGCTGGCGTCGGCGATGCCGCCGGCGAAGCTGGCCGGTCCGGAGGCGGCGAGCCTGGTCAGGCGGGTGGCGCCGGTGCCGGCCGGGGTCAGAACGATGTCCTGGTTGGCGCCGCTGCCGCTCGTGGCGATCGTGGCGGTCGAGGTGCCTGTGGTCCAGGCTACGGCCTGGCCTTGCGCCATGGTGAGGGCGGCGCCGTCCTGGAAGATGGCGGCGGTGGTGCGCAGGCCGTGCAGCCAGGTGAGGTTCACCTCGAGCGGCGCATAGGGGATCTGTGCGGTGGCTCCGGTGAGGTCGCCGTTGATGTAGATCGCCCGGCCAACGCCGCCCACGACGCAGTTCGGCTCATAGAGGGAGGCGTTGTAGAAGCGCGCCGGCAGGCCTGTGGAGTTGGCGGTGGTGGACTGGCCGAACAGCTCGGCGAACAGCAGGTTCTTGCCTTCGCCCGGCTGCCCGAGGCCGGTGGCCTCCGGTGCATAGGTGACGACGCCGGTGATCTGCTGCGGGCCGGTCGCGTTGTTGACGGGATCGTTGCGGTAGGCCTTCCAGCCGATGTCGAGCCCGCGGTTGACGACGTTGTATTGCTCGACGGCGTGCGCCCAGCCGTGGGCGGTGTCCTGCGGGGTGATGCCGACGGTCCAGCGCACCAGCTCGGCGCCCATCGAGCCGCCGGTGACGTTCGCCGGGTTGAAGACCCCGACCGTTGTGCTGGCGCTGTCCACGCTGTCGGCGTTGCCGGCGGTGGTGGTGTAGATGTAGCGCTGGCCCTGAGCGCTGGAAGGACCGCTGTTGGTGACGCTGGTCAGCGGGCCGATGACCCCGGCACTCGGGACCGAGCCGGTGAAGTTCCATTGGAACGCGCCGTTGCCGCCGTTGCCGGAGGTCCAGGTGCTGTTGAAGCTGCTCTGGGTGCCGCCGGTGATGGCGATCGACTGGAACTGGGCGTTGCCGTTGGCGTCGATGAAGGCGGGTGTGGTCGACGGGTAGGTGGAGAGGTCGCGCAGGACGAAGGCGTTGCGGGTGACGCTGTTCTTGAGGACGGTGTAGCCGTCGTACCAGGTGCCGCCGCTGCCCACGACCATGAACGCGTTGGTGCCGGCGTTCGGGCCGAAATTGATCGAGGCGATGCCGGTTTTGCTGTTCCAGCGGCTGTTCTCGGGCTGGGACGCGCCGTTGTTGATCAGATCGACTTCGAGGCCGGTGGCGAGGCCATCGGAATTCAAGCTGACGGTGGCGGCCGTGGCAGCGCCCCAGGCTCGGCCTTTGGCGTTGCCGGGCAGGATGGTGCCGGACGCCTGCAGGCCGACCACGTCCTTGTAGGTGGTCGCGGTGTCGAAGGCGGTGCCTGGGGTGTAGGTGGATGAATCGTACGACGAGGCGGCGCTGTAGATGGCGGCTTTCTCGTAGGACAGCGTTCCGGTGGTGCTTGGGATCACCTGGGATGCGTGCAGCGTCCAGGCGTTCGCGTCGGTGGCGGAGACCGACATGAAGACCTTGGTGGCCTGTTCCCCGACGAGGACGCTGTTGTCCGCCACGGTGCTGAGCACGCCGGTGCCGACGAAGGTGACGCCGCCGTCGAGTTCGATCAGGGTTTTGCCGGGTGCGTAGACCGGGGCGTTGAAGCGGTAGGTGCCCTTCGGGAAGTAGATTGTCGCGCCCGCGGCGGAGATGCCGGACGCGAGCGCCTGGAAGGCGGACGCGAAGTCGGCCACGCCGGTCGGATCGGCGCCGTAGTCGAGCACGTTGAACACGTCCGAGAGGCGGCTGGACAGCGGGCGCGCCACCGAGGCGCCGGTGGCGGTGGCTGTTGCGTGTGAGACATCGAGGCCGCTGGTGACGACCGAGAGCGTGCCGTCGCCCTGCACCGCGAGGCTGGGCCCTGGCTTCACGCCGCCGAGGCTGGTGGAGGTGGCGGGTTGCAGGGTGAAGCTGCCCGGCTTGTTGGCAAGGTCGTTGTAGTTGCCGGTGGCGGCGACGGTTGCGAGCCCGGTGATGTCGGACGGCGCCAGGGTGGCGCTGCCGGATGTGACCTGGCCTTTGGCGTTGACGGTGACCTTGGTGAACTGGCCGGGCGTGGTGATGGACGGCAGGGCGACGGGAATGGAGCCAGAGCCGGTGCCGGTGACGTCGCCGGTGAGGGTGACGGGCTGCAGAGATTTCGCCTGGACGAAGGCGGTCGTTGCGAGGGCGTTGCTGCTGTCGCCCATGGCGGGGGTGGGCGCGGTGGGGGTGCCGGAGAAGGTGGGCGACGACAGCGGGGCGATGACCGAGGTATCCACCGCGAGGGCGGTGGCGGCCACGGTCAGGCCCGCGCCGATGTCCATCGATTCGGGCTGACCCGGCATCGGGCTGATCCGGCCCAGCAGCTTGCTCTGGGCCAAGGTCAGGGCCGGCTGCAGACCTTGCAGAAGGGTGGCGACGGTGGCCGCGGTGGAGGTGCCGGACTGGTCCAGCAGCAGCTGGTCCGAGGCATTGACGACCGCGGTCTGCGGCAGCTGGGGGATCGTGGTCATGCGGGTTCTCCCCCCGCCCTGGAGGCAGGTGCGGGTGATGCGGGGGCGATGGGATGCTCAGGCGGCGGTGTCAGCCGACGGCGTACCAACCGGTGCTGGAGGTGCCGCTCTGCTTGACGTAGAAGCTGGTGCCGGCGCCGCCGTTGAGGTTGTGGTAGGTCGAGCCCGGCGGGGCGGTGACGACACCCTGCGGCGAGCCGCGGCCGATGGCGTTGAGGCAGCCGGTGGCCTCGGCATCGGTGGTGAAACGAAGAGCGCCGGTGCCGTTGGGATGGATAAGCACGTCGCCGTTGGCGACGCTGCGCAGGCTGGCGCCGCCGGCGCCGTCCGGCGCCAGGTAGTCGGCGGTGGTGAGGTAGCTGGCGCGCCAGCTGCCCCAGGTGCCGATCCATTCGACATCCGCCGCGGCAGGGACGTTGAGATCGGTGTAGGTCCAGTTTTCCTGAAGCGGGGCGGACCCGACGCGGGTGAAGTGCACCGCGGCATTGCAGCGAACCACAAGCCGGCGTTCCTCCGGGACCGGCAGGCCGCACCAGCCGACCGCGGTGGCGCCGCTGCCATTGCCGGTGATGGCGACGGTGACCTGGGTTCCGGTTGGCCCGTAGCCGCTGCCCGGATTGGTGACGACGACGCCGATGAGGGCCCCGTTGGACAGCATCGCGCTGGCCGCGGCGCCGGTGCCGGCGCCGGTGATGCTGACCGTGGCCGTGGTGTAGCCGGCGCCGCCGGCGGTGACGCGGATGAAGGTGATGCGGCCGGCCGACTGGGCCTGATACATGCCGACCATGGACTGCACGCCGGAGGGTGCCGTTGTGATCATCAGGCTGTCGGCGATGTCGGGCACCAGGATGGTCTGCAGCCCGCCGATCGCGGTCGGGTTGACCACGAAACGTTGTGACAGGTTCCAGCGGTTGCCTTCGACGATGACGCTGTCGGTGTTGGCCCACAGCGTGTTGCCGAGCTGGGCGCCGTTGGTGCCGACGAAGCTGTTGCGGGCGACCAGCACGTTCTGCGGTCCGTCGCGCAGCAGGATGCCGCCGGCGCCGGCGCTGGACATGCCGACCCAGTTGCCGGCCAGCGAAAGGATGTTGGTCGGCTGGCCGAAGGTGAGGCCGTTGGAGTCGGTTTCCACGTTGTTGACGATGATGGCCCAGGACCCGCAGTCCTGGACGAAGTTGTCATCGACCCGCACGTTCTGGCCGCCGCCGCAGTTGATGCCGAAGCTGGAGCCCTGCACGAAATTGGCGGTGATGTCTGTGTTCAGCGATCCGCCGCAGTCGATGCCGTAGAGGCCGGTGCCGGTGACCATGTTCGCGGTGACGCGGGAATAGGCCACGTTGGCGAGAAGGCCGGCGCCGGCGTTGGCGGCGGTGCCGTTGTTGGACAGCAGATTGCCGTTCACCTGCAGGGTGCGGCCGGCGACGGCGATGCCGTAGATCGTGTGGTCGTGACAGACATTGCCGGCGACGACGATGGAGATGGCATCGGGGTTGGCGTTGCCCCAGGTCGGCGGTGTGAGGTTGGTCTGATTGTAGTTGCCGACGGAGATGCCGCGCTGATTGTTCCAGCAGCGGTTGCCGATGAGCTGCGCCATGTGGACCTTCTGGATGAAGGCCTGGTCGTTGTAGTCGAGGCACAGGCCATACTGGCCGTTGTCGTGGGACCGGCAGGATTCGACGATGACGCCTTCACAGGCCTGGACCCAGAGCCCGTTGCTGGCGTTGTGGGCGAATTCGCAGTCGCGGATGCTGTGCTGGCAGAGCGCCGGATCGTTGGCGAGGTAGGACAGGCCGTGGCCGAGCACCGCGCCGTAGGCGTTGATGAAGGCGCAGCGGTGAAAATCCGTCGTGGTGCAGGAGGCGGCGACGAGGACGGACCAGCTGTCGATGCCGATGGCGGATCCGTTGGCATCGAAGATCACCCCGTCGGCGCGAAAGCTGCCGCCCTCCAGCAGGATCCAGGCACCGGCGCCGGACTGGCTCGCGCGTTTGAGGGTGCTGAGGCCGGGCGTGCCGATCAGGGCGCCGGCGGCGGCGGAGATGGTGAGCTGGCCCGCGATCGCATAGACCCGGGGGCCGAGGCGCACGGGGCGGCCGGAGGCGAAGGCGGCGGCGAGGGCCGCGGTGTCATCGGTGAGGCCGTCGCCGACCGCACCGAAATCCTCGATTGCGACGGCGCTGGCGAAATGATCTGCGAGCGACCGGGCCACCAGGGCGCCGGTGGCGGTGGCCTGGGTGGTGGAGACGTTGACGCCGGTGACGCCGGCGAGGCCTGCCATGAACTGGGCATAGGGCAGCGCCACGCTGGCGCCGGCCTGGGACATCGCCACGAGATCGGCCGGCTGCGGCGTGTTGGCCGCGGGCAGGGCGGCCACGGTGAACGGGGTTGCCGTGGCCGAGAGATTGCCGTTGGCGAGGGTGAGGTTGGCGCCGACGGTGATTGCCTCGGGCGCGCCGGTGCCCGTGGAGATGCGCCCGAGCAGCTGGCCCGAGGCCAGCGCGAGGGTTGGCTGCAGGCCCGCTGTGAGCTGTGCCACGGTGGCCTTGTTCAGCGTGCCGGACTGGCTGACCGGGAGTTCGTCGGTGGCGGTGACGGCGGTGGCGGCGGGGAGGGCATCGACCGTGGGCATGATCAGGTCCCGATCAGAATGGGGTTGCCGGCCTGGTCGGTGAGGATCGCGCCGGTGCCGCTGGTGAGGGCGTTCGAGGCGGCCGGCGCGGTGGCCAGGGACTGCACCGGCAGCAGCACCACGCGGTTGACGGTGCGGCCGTCGGCGGTGCCGATGGCGATCTGCACGCTGTAGATCGTGCCGATCTGCCCGGACCCGAGCCAGAGCACGGCGACGGCGCCGTCGGCGCCGGTGCTGGCGAGGGTGAGGTCGCCGGTGGCGTTGGGGGTGATGGTGACGTCGATCGTGGTGATGCTGTCGCCGTGGTTGCCGAGCAGCGCGGCCGAGATGTCGAACTCGTAGTCGAGCACGTCGGCGGGGTCCTTCGCTGGCCAGACCAGCGGGGCGGGTGCGGTGGGGATGGTGCCGCGGGGGACGGGGACGAACCCGTCGAGCACGACCCGGCGGGCGCCGCTGGGGCGCCAGACATGCTGGGCGATGGTGGGCATGGGCGGCTCCGATTCAGCTGTGGGGCGCGAGCGCTGCGATCTGCGCGGAGAGGGCGGCGAGCTCTGACTGGAGCTGGGCGAGGGATGGCGCCTGGATGACGACCGGGACGGGGGCCGGCGGGGCCGCGAAGCCGGTGCCGCTCTCGATGTCGCCGACCTGGATGCCGGTCTGGGCGGTGACGTCGACCCATTGCAGGGCGGGATTGAAGAGCTGCGACGGGTTCTGCAGGGTGCAGAGCAGTTCGGCGACGACGCCGTTGACCAGGCGGGCGTAGGTTTTCATGGCTCAGAACTCCACGATGACGAGGCCTGCGCCGCCGTTGCCGCCCGGGGCACCGGTGCCGGTGCCGCTGGTGCTGCTGGCGCCGCCGCCGCCGCCGCCGCCGCCGTAGCCGGGGGCGGCGATGCCGGGGACCATGCCGGTGGTGCCGCGGCCGCCGCCCGGGCCGCCGCCGTCGCCGCCGCGGGCGGCGGGGATGATGCTGTCGGTGCCCATCGAGCCGGTGTCGTTGATCAGGCCGCCGACGCCGGAGCCGCCGCCGCCGCCGGCGGCGGTGGTGGCGACCGAGCCGCCGCCGCCGCCCTGGCCGCCGGTGGCGGACAGGTAGACGCCGAAGCTCGAAGACCCGCCGACGCCGCCGCTGCCGATGGCACCGCCGGTCAGTGCGACGCCGCCGGCGCCGACCGTCACAGGGATGGCCGTGCCCGGCACCAGGCCGGTGAGGATGGTGATCGACCTGCCGCCGGCGCCGCCGCCGCCGCCGGGGATGGTGGCGTGGGTGCCGCCGGCGCCGCCGCCGCCGATCACCGTCACGCGCAGCTGGCTCACACCCTGCGGCACCACGAAGGTGCCGGACGCGGTGAACGGCTGGATCTGCGCGAAGCCGGGGCGCAGGCTGGCCAAGCGGTAGGGAATGATCGGTGCCTGCGGATAGCTGGTGATGCTGCCGGCGGTGATCTGGGTTTGGCCGTAGGCGACTGAGATGACGGCGAGGCCCGACCAGCCGGTGTCGACCGAGGGGGTAGTCTGGCTGCCGACGACGGCGGGCGGGCCGGATTTGAGCTGCAGCTGGACACGCTGGGTGCGTTCGGTGGCCTGGGCCACGCCGCTGTTGGCGGGGCCGAGATAGGGCTGCGTGGGATTGGCGGCGTTGTAGTAGGGCAGCACCACGGGATCGATGTCGGCTTCCTGGAAGCTGGCCTCGATGAGGTAGTTGATGGCCTGGCCGGTGGTGGTGGGCGCGGTGAGCGCGAAGGTCGTGCCGGTGAGATTGACGCCCATCTTCACCAGGGCGTCCGTGGTGTCCGCCGCCAGCGAGCCGTAGGCGTTCTGGTCGACGGTGGTGAGCTGGGTGATGCTGCCGGGTGCGACGACGACGGACAGGCTGGCGGGGACGGTGGGGACGACGGCGAGGCCGTCGATCAGCGGAGAGGTGCCGAGCGTGGCGGATATCAGGGCTCCGAGAGCCACCATGGCGTTGCGGTTGGTCGACAGCAGATCCGTATCGAGCGGGATGCTGCCGGGGTAGACGATGCTGCGGTCCATGTTCTGGCCTCGGGCGGGGGGTTCAGTTGGAGATGCAGGTCCAGGCGATCGTCGAGACCGGCATCACCCGGGCGACGGCCTCGGAGATCTGCTGGTCGGTGACGGTGCCGGTGAGCATCGTGAGATCGGCGTATTGGATGGTGCCGACGCCGTAGCCGGCGGGGCCGCCGTAGCCGGCGACGCTGGCGATGCCGCCGCCCTCGGCGCGAAAGGCGGTGACGAAGCACTGATAGGGCAGCATCAGGCTGCCCCAGCCGCCCGCCACGCCGTAGCCGAGCGGGCCGCCCCAGGCGCCGGTGTCGGCGGGACGGGCGGGCTCGAAGACGATCGGGGTACGGCCGGTGAGATCCTGCAGGACCTGGATGACCGCCTGGCGGGTGCCGCGCTCGCGCAGCAGCTCCCGGCGGATGCGGGACCGGTAGGCGGCATCCGGCTCGGCGGGCAGCCGGAGCAGGCGTGTGCCGAAGAAGTCCGCGGCGATCCGGTCGAGAAACCGGTCGGTCGCGGTGGCGACCCGTGTCTGGGCGATGGTGTCGATGAGTGCTGCGTGGAGCCCGGACCAGACAGCGGCGAGGCCGGTGAGGACGCCGTCGAGAATGGGCGTGCTGTCGGGGAACCAGCTGGCTGGGAGCGTGGCCTTGAGCCGGGCCAGCATGTCGGTCGGGTCGCCGGTCATGTCAGTTCACCTGGATGGTGCCGGCCTTGATCAGGCTGGCGGCGTTGGGGATGAGGTCTGACGTGCCGCCGTTCAGGGTGAGGGCGGTGACGTTGGTGACGTTGGGATCGGCCGCGTAGGCGAGCTGGGCGAGGCGGGTGTACGGGAGCGGGGCGCCGAGCGGCAGGGCATCGATCGCCGTGGTGAGGCTTTGCACCACGTTGGCGGCGATGACGGTGTGGACGGCGGTGGCGGCTGTGGCGATCGCCATCGAGACGTCGGCGGTCAGCACGGTGGGCGGCTGGACGGTGTAGAGACTGCCGACCGGGCGCATGGCCTCGACGGCGGTTGCCACACTTTCGAGCAGGGCGGCCGCCGGTGCGCCGGAGCCGTCGTCGACGGTGACGACGAAGCAGCCCATGCGCGGGATGCCGCCGGGGGCGACGTTCTCCTGCAGCGTGTGGTTGAGGCCCTGGCGGACCGAGAGGATGGCGGCGCCGATGGCCAGCGGCGTGGCGCGGGCACGGCTGTCAAGAAAGCTCGAGAAGCGGGTGCGCAAGGCGGCGTCGCTTTCGGCGTCGAGGCCGCCGGTGAGCGGGGCGGCGTTGGTGACCGTGTCGACGCCGGGGATGGCGGTGGCCAGCAGGGAGATGGCGCCGGCCTGGACATTGCCGGCAGAGCCTGCGGCGGCCGCCGTGATCGGCAGGATGATGCTGGCGACGCCGGCGCCGAGGGCATAGCCGGCGGAGGCGGCGTTCCAGGCGGGGTTGGTCGCGTCGGTGCCGACGGTGAAGGTCTGGCTGCCGTCGGACGTGCGGACGGAGACGCCGGCGGGGATGAGGGCGGCCGTGGTGGGGGTGAAGCGGCTGAAGGTGGCCTGGCCGGTCGCGGGCGCGGCGGGCAGCCTGGTCAGGGAGAAATCGGCGGTCCAGCTGTCGAGATCGGCGCCGTTGCTGGTGGCGGCGCGGGTGGTGGCGAGCACCTGGACGATCAGCCACTGCATCCACAGGGCGATGGCGGCGTTAGCTTCGAGGATGGCCCTGAGGGTGCTGCCGACGGTGAGATCGAGCAGCTGCCGGGCCGCGCCCTGGACGGCGGCGGCGGCGTTGCTGACGAGGGTTGCGAAGGTCTGGAGCTGGAGCTGCATCTACGAGGTTCCCGCCGAGAAGGAGAGGAGCTGGGTCTGGCCGGTGCCGGCGTCGGCGTAGCGGATGTGGACGTAGACGGTGCCGGTCTGGTCGAAGGTGACGTCGATGCTGGGCTCGGGGGTGCGGGCGACCGCGGCCTCCTTGAAGATCTGGCTGCGGATGGTGGCTCTGATCTGGTCGATGGCGGCGGGCTGGCCGACGAAGCCGGCGAGGCCGGCGCCGTAGTCTCGGTGCCAGATGTTGTCGCCCGGGTTGGTGAGCAGGCGTTTGAGGACGCGCTGCTGGCCGAGGGTGGGGCCGGACGCCACGGCGATGTCGCCGGTGGGGGAGATCACCAGATCGGAGCCGAAGCTGTGGAAGAGATCCGCCATGGAGCCTCCTAATCGGGCTGGCTGGTGGTGGATGTGACGCCGCCGCGCGAATCGATATGCGTGTGCGCGTCGTAATGACCGCGCAGGCGGGAGAGCGCGCCCTGCCCGTCGGCGATGTCGCCGGTGGCGGAGATGGTTCCTGTCACCGTCAGGTTTCCCGCCAGGGTGGTATTGCCCTGGAGATGGATCATTCCGTCGTTGCTCAGTTTCAGGAATGCGCCCGACTGGTGCACCAGCCAGAGTTCGCCGGCGGCGGCGGCGGGTGTGCGGGCGGAGTCAGACCAGGCCCGGCCGATGATGACGCCGTGTTCGGACTGGCCCTCCTGGGGCAGGACGAGCACCTGGTCGCCAGGTGAGGGCGGGCTGGCGAGACCCCAGCCGGCGCCGACCCAGGGGCTGAGGATGGGGAGCCAGCCGGTGAGCATGCCTTCGGGCTGCAGCAGGACGCGGGCGGCGGGGCGGGTGGGATCGACACTGCTGACGATGGCGAAGCGGGGTTGACCGGTGCTGCGGTCCTGGGCGGCGGACTGGGCCTTCAGCGCATTCAGAAACCGCTCCATGGCGCGCCTCCGGTGCCGGTGCCGGTGCCGGTGCCGGTGCCGACGGGATCGGCGGGTGAGGTGGCCTGGCCGGTGGTGGTGCCGTTGCGGGCGCGCAGGGACTGGGTGAAGCCGCCGGCGAAGCTGAGGCGGCGGGTGATCTCGTCGATCCAGTAGACCTGGTCGAAATCGCTGCTGGTGCCTTGCAGCAGGATCTGCTGGCGGGGGGTGAGGCTGAGTTCGCCGGGCATTTCGGCGTGGATGACGCGCTCGTGGCGGCTCAGCTCGGCGAGGCGGGTCTGGGCCAGCTTGAGGGCTGCATCCGGCGTGAGGTTGGGGACGACGTAGACGTAGCGCTGTGGCCGGCCGTTCGAGGGCGTGCCTATGGCGGCGCCGCGGGAGAGCCGGGCGGTCTGGGCGAAGGAGCTCGCCTGCCGGCTGTTCCAGCTTTTGACGACGACCTCGATGTCGCGCGCCAGGGTCAGCGCGCGGTCAAGCTGCAGGGCCAGCAGGTTGGCGGGGCCGGCCTGGGTGGCGGTCAGCCGCAGGGTGGCGGCGGGGTCGAGCGTGGTGGGCGGCGGACGGAAATGCAGGGTGGTGCCGGTGACCCAGACGTCGAAGCCTTCGTGGCCGGCGAGGGTGACCAGCAGATCCCACTCGGAGATGGAGCGGCTGAAGCTGTCGAGCGTGATGTGGTCGTGCTCGAACTGCCAGTAGGCGCCGACCGGGGTGGTGGTGGCGGCCATGTCGGCGGTGAGGCTGTGGCGGGCGGCCAGGGTCTGGGCGATCTGGCTGCTGGTCTGGTTGGCGAAGGTCTCCTGGGTGCGGGTCTCGATGAGGCGGGCGGTGAGGTCCCGGCCTTCGAGGGTGAGCCGCAGGCTGCGGGGATCGATCTGCAGCTGGTCGACCTCGCCCTGGATCAGGCTGGTCCAGGCGCGGCCGTCGAGCGAGACCTGGATGTCGAGCAGGGCCGCGGCGGTGGTGGACCAGGCGGCGAGGTCGGGTGGGGCGAGGTGGGCGGTGACGCGGAAGCGGTCGGCGGCGCTGTGGTTGTTGCTGATGATCTCGGCAGTGAGCGGGGCGGTCAGGGCGGCGCCGTTGGCCAGGACCTTGAGGCGGGGGGTTCGCAGGCTGGCGCTACTGACCGGCAATGCCGCCTCCCGCGTTGGGGTCGGGGTCTGGCAGGGTGAGGGTGACGAGGCCGCTCAGCATCGGGTCGGACAGGTTGTTGAGCTGGGCGATGCGGATCCATTGGGTGGCGTCGTTCAGCTGGCTGGCGGCGACGTGGAAGAGCGTGCCGCCGACGGTGGTGATGGTGTGCATCGCGGCGGGTCCTCAGCTGCTGGCGTTGGCGAGGTTGGTGGCGGCGCGGCCGAGGAAGCCCTGCGCGGTGGCGAGCCGGGCGGCCTGGCCGGCGAGCGGGACGGCGAGGCCGGGATCGGTGGCGGCGGCGAGCTGGGTGCCGGTGGAGGTGAGCTGGCCGGAGATCGCGCCGAGGGAGGCGGCGAGCTGGGCGCGGGCCTGGGCGTAGGCCTGCGAGCCGAGCGTGGTGGCGCCGGACGCGGTGTTGGCGGCCGTTGCGGCGGTGAGGTCGATGCCGGTGCCGAGGCCGTCGGCGGCGGCGAGATCGGCCAGGACGGAGGTGCTGATGCCGACGGCGGCTTCGACGACGGTCTCGGCCTCGTCGCGCAGGACCGTGCAGGTGAGACGGTAGGGGATCCAGTTGGGGCGGCGGTAGTCGGCCTCGAAGCGGGAGACGACGACGCTGTAGAAGAAGGTTTCCCAGGTGAGCGGCCACAGCCCGCCATCGGCGCGCATGAGATCGATGGCCCGGGCGCGCAGGCCGGCGTCGCTGCCGGAGAAGACGCCGGTCCAGCTGATCTCGGTGTCGTCGCGGCCCATGGCGTCGATGACGCGCTGGCCGCCGGGGAGCTTGTGGACGGTCAGCGCCTGTGCGCCGCCCCAGGCGATGGAGGGGGGCAGCTCGAAATCCTGGAACAGGACCGGGCCGAGCAGAAGATAGGTGTAGGCCATGGATCAGCCTCCTTGCTGGGTGCCGGGCCAGCTGATGCCCATTCTGGGATCGAAACCGGTGGCGCCGGCGGGTGGGCGGGCGGCCTCGCGGGCGAGATGGTTGGTGATCCAGGCGCCGAGGCGGGTGCCGTCGAGATAGACGTCGCCGCCGGTGGGCGCGGCGGTGGCCGGCTGGGCCTGCGGGGCGACCGAGGGCAGCGACGGGATCGGGCCCGGCGCGGTGGCGCTGCGCTGCGCTGGGGGATCGGTGCGACGCGCCGGGGCGGCGGGGCGTGGTTC